GAATGTTGGGCAGGCTACGATGAAGTTTGTCCTTCTGGAGAAATGATTAAACAACAAATCATGCTCCATCATTCTGGCTATGAGTTATTTTTAATTTTTAACTGTGTTGATTGTTATAAAACCTTTTCTTGTCATTATAATGGAAAAACTATGTTTATAACTGAGTTTATTTATTGTCTATTTGATGAAAAAATTGGTATATCTCAATATTTTCCAAACTGTTTTGATTTATCTGGCTATCCTTATTCTACAATGTATAATGTTGTAAGAGAATTAGATGAGGAGGATTTTGATATTACTAAGAGGGTCAAACCATCTAATGCTAAACTAATGAAATCTTATTTTAAGTGGAAAGCTGATAAAATGGCAAAGAAACTTAATTATGCTTCCAACGATTTAAAAGTTTGGCCTTTGGCTATTCCAGTTCAAACTGATAAAAAGAAATTTTTTGAAGATTTTGAAACCAGTTGTCTTAATGCACCAAAAAACTTTAATTTTGAAAATCGTGGTATTTTGGAAGGTAATGTTTTTGGTAATCAGTTTCCTAAGATTGAGGAAGAAAGTAAAATTGAAGAGAAAAACAATGAAGTTGTTAATACTATGATTATTAATAATGAAAAAGTTTTCCAATGCAAAGGTAATCCATTTTGTAAATGTACCGTTAGTAATTCTGATAGTGATGAAGGTAATCACCAATACAAATCCTTCACACGATCTGAATCTACTAGTAGTAATGAATCATGGAATCATAGTTCAAATTGGGAAGACAAATTAGAAACTATGTCTATTCAAGAACATAATGAGAACCTTAGAAATATTGAAAACGCTTGTTCTAGTTTAATTACTAAGAAAAGTGATCCTATAGATATTCCTTTTGCAAAAAGACCAACTGAACCGTGTACCATAGGCAAACCTATTGAATTGGCTTGTAATATTTCTACTACAGGTCAGTTTATTAGAGGTGATTTGAGAAAAACTGAATTATTTGCTGAGTACAAAAGTCCCACATGGCGAGATGATCGTGGTCCTAGACCAGGTTTAGATTTACATCCATCTAAATTTCCCCATAAGGATGTTCAATATTTATTTAGACAACAGAAAAATCACATTAAGAATTTAAATAAAGTTATGGGTTCTCTGTATGAAAAGAAACTTCTTGATATTAAGAAATTTCAAGGAAATGATACCGTTTATGCAGGCGAGGATGATTTTTTCATTGAGGAAGTTAAACAACCCAATATGTCAGCTATTCCTAAAGACGATTCTATCATGGTAACTTATCATAAAATGACTGATTACAAAATGTGTGCTAAAGTTTGTTTTAAAAATGCTGTAGATGGTCAAATTGCCGAAATTGTTCAACCGGATACTGAGGTTAAAGCCTTTGTTAAATTTGATGCAGTATTTCAAAAACTTACCCGTCGTGATATTATAGATAATAAAGCACTTAAAAAAGTTATGTATAGTAAAGATATGGTTAGTTTAGAAATTAAGGAAACTTATTTGGATGTTCATTTAGATGACATTGCAGATACCAAATTTGTTTTTTGTAATGTGGGAGCAACTATTGATTATTGTACATCTGACAAAAAGATCTATCAATATGTTACTGGTGTTATTATGTATGACGTTGCTGAAAAAAGAGCCGTATTTCAACGTGCTAGTAAAGTTGGTTCTTTGAACCTTTATTTATTATGGCGCTCAGGTTTAGTTTATCGTGGTGTTAAATCATCTGTTAAAAGAGCTTTTACAGATCAAAGTCGTCGTTTAGCTGTCTTTGATTCTCAATCTCCTTATTATTGGAAAGAAAATATTGTAAAATATTTAGCATGTGCTATTGTTTTTGCTTTGTGTCTTGCACTTATCTTTTATTTATATCAAAGATATTGTCATAATGATAATATTATTAAAGAGTCAAGAGGCAAAAATAAGAGTGGTAGAGGTCATATGCGACAAAATTATAATAAGCATACCAAAACTGGTAAGGAACGTAAGTTTGCCCGTTCTGTTTACAATGCTTTTGAAGATTATAAAGAACAACTTATGGAAGATGCTCGTTTAGTTGCTGAGAATGGTTATTTTTATTTTGATGGTGAAATCATTGACTATGAAACTCTTATGGGAAGATTTATGCTTACTGAGGAATTTGAATATGCTAAAAACAATGCTCGTATTTATGATGAGGAGTATTCTGAAGATGAAGATTATGATGATGATGATAATGAAAATTATGATTATCAAAAATATTTGGATCGTGAAGAACAAAGAGCTTATGACGATGCTAATGAGAATTTTGGAGATTATGGTAGAGACGGTGCTGCTGGAATTATTAAAGGAGGAAAAGTTATCAGTGTCAGAAATGATCATGGTGGCGATTACTCTGGTTTTTCTACAGGACGTAATTATTTTGAATCAAAACCAATGTTAAAGCATGGTAAAAATGTTGCTGGTATGTTTGCTAAGGTTTGTAAAGACAATGCTGAGGTCCGTCGAAAAGTTAAGGAATTATGCAAAGCAAATGCAACAGAAGAGGAGTTTAAGACTGTAGTTCCATCTTGGATTGTAAAACTCAAAGAACTCGATAATGCTAAAGAAAATATGCTAAAGGCTAATGAACCCGTAAAGAAAAGCGAGGGTAATGATGTTAACCTTAAGAAAAATAATAAAAATTCTAATTCTCACATTAAAAATTTTCTAGGTTATCAATTTTCTGCTATTAAAGGTGCTGTTATGAATTGCAAAAGCAACAAGTTTGATTTTGGAAGTATTAAAAGTATTGATGACAAGGTAGCTTTTTATATGCTAATATGTGAATATCCTGCCGAATTTAGTGATGCTGCTGTCTCTGATCCCGAAGATGTAAGAACAGTTTTTGGTTTAATACAATTTTCTTTTCAAAAAATGGTAACATTGTTTGATTGTAAAGATAAAAGGGCCTTTATTGATGGTGTAACTTATCATTACTTTAATAACAAAGTAATAGAACATCACCTACAATGCTTTTCTGATAAAAATAAATTTTTATTTAATCAATATGTCTGGAAATTTGAGGAAAGTAATCATGCAGACCACAAACATCGAGATGATAGTTGGTGTAATGAAAGTCATGGTAATGTTCATAAACTAAATACCAAAGTAAATGAAAGTATCATGCCTAATAGTTTACAACCTTTGGAATCTCTTAAAGTTAAAATAGGTCAGATTTTTAAGGATGGTTTATTTTTTTCATCGGCAACTCGTTGCAATGGAGGTTTCTTAGCAAATAAACATGCTTTTTATGGTACTGATGGACATTATGTTGATTCTCTCTATACTATTCTCATCAATGGTTCTGTTTACAAAATTGAACAACATCAAATTAAGATTATTGGTGGTGACTTGGTTTATATTAGCGTATCTGGCTTGCCCAGAACTCCAACTGCTAAAATAGTTAAGCATGTTGATGGTGAACCTGTTTTATTGTATACTGCAAATGAAAATGGAAGTAATGTTGAATTGGTTGCTATTGCTGGTAATGTATATAATAAAAATGAAACTGTTGGCGATGAAGATGAATTGTTAACAAATGTTTCAACTAAAGAAGGCAATTGTGGAGGTTTTTATATGTCAAAAAATGGTTTAATTGGTATTCATACTGCTGGTTCAAAAAACATCAATTATATGATTAATTTGAATTTTTATGAAGAAGAATTAAAACAAGTTATGCCTAATAAAAATTTTTATTAAAGACCTGCATACCATTCCCTAGGCAGGTCATTAAAAGAGCAACGCCTAAATCAAAAATAAAATTAGAATCTCAATTTTATGAACTGAAATTAAAAGTACCAACAAAATATTCAACACCTGAAATGATAGGACCTAATGGTGAGAAGAATTGGAACACAAGATTTATAGAATATTTCCATAATTCTCAACAACATCCTTTTGTAACACCTACTAAAGTAGAATTAAATTATATGTATCAATATATGGTCTCTAAATTATCAAATTATATAATTCCTACTAGTGTATATACAATAGAAGAAGTAATCTCAGGTATTCAAGGAATTAAAGATAGTTTAGTGGATAATACTTCACCAGGTTATCCTTTTAAATCAAATTATGATAAAAAGAAAAACTTTTTAGAAGATCCAATGTCTACTCTTATAATTGAATCTCAATGGAATGATTGGCTTTCTGACCAACCTTTCGTATATCCAAATACCATGTGTAGTAAAGACGAAATATTAAAAACAGAGAAATATAAAGAGCCAAAACCTTTTTATGTCGTTGATGTGGTAACAACTATTAATGGCAAAAGATTGGTGGACGATTTTAATGAACAATTAGGAAAGGTTCCTGGCTATTACAGAGGAAAAACAATGTACTGTGGCGGTTTAGATGAAACAATGTCGAGACACTTAAAGTATAAGCATCATCTTCCTCTAGATCATAAAAAGTATGATGCTCACAGACAACCATGGGTCAGTGAAATGATGGTTAAATTAAGATTTCATTTTATGAAAGAGGAATTTAAAAATTCTGAAACTTTAACTAGATTAATATCTTTTTATTCTTCACTAGACCAGTCTGAAACAATTGACTTAGATGGCAATTATCATAAAAGATATGGACAAATGTTGACTGGTAGTCCAGTCACTTTAGATGATAATACATTATCAAATGATATGATTTTTATCTTATCATGTTTACGAATTTTTGGAAAAGTACCCTCTCATGAAAAAGAACTTATGGGAGATGATACATGGGCGTCTTTGGATGACTATGTTGAACCTCAAAAATGGATAGATGCTTTTGATTCTATAGGTTATGAAGTAACTGGAGCAGATAAAACTGTGAATGGAATTTATCAACCTATAGAAGAATGCGAATTCTTAAAATCAACACCTGTTCGTTATGAGAATCATTGGATTCCTAAGTATAATAGTGATCGATTAACTGCTATTTTGTATTTTAGAAAAACTGATGATGGTACAATGGAACAAAAACTTAATTCTGTCCTTCAGATGTCTTATGGCTCTGATCTCTATAAACACCTTAGAGAAATTATTCCATATACTAGTTTTAGAAAAAATTTGATTTTTGATGACTTTCGTATTAGAAAGTTAGTTTTTGGCTATGAATCTGTGGGTGCGCGTAACAATATTACCACAGAAAATAAAATTATTATTAATAATAATAAAAAATATCAAACAATGG